ATATGGGTACATCACCTACAAATATAAGTAATTCATTTATATTTTGGCATTTAAATTCAAATGCTGGAATTAATAGTAAATGGTGGTTTAATGGAACAACGCAAAATACTAATAATGAAATATCAGATATTAGAATAAAAAAAGAAATTATTGATATAATTAATCCTCTTGAAAAATTATTATTATTAAATCCTAAAGAATATTATTTATGTGATGAAAAAGATTATTTAAAGAAATATGGTATAATAGCACAAGATGTTAAATCAGTACTTCCTGATTTTGTTTATACTGATGAAGATTATATAGCTGATATATTTTCAGCAGCAACATATACAGATACAGATAATAATTATTTATTAACATGTGAAAATGATATAATAAGCAATTTAGAAATTAATGATGAAATTAAAATATTATTAGATAATAATTATAATTATAATCAAGAAATTATAATAGAAGATTTACCATATCATAATAGATATAAAAAGAGATTTGCTATAATTAAAAATATTATAAATAATAAAATAATAGAAATAAAAGAACCGTTAGAATTAACTGATTTAGAAAAAACTAAAATATTTATATATGGAAAAAAAGTTAAAGATTTTTTAAAATTAGATTATTCATCTTTATATACATTAAATATAAAATCAACACAAGAACTATATAAAAAAATAGAAGAACAGCAAAATATTATAAATAGTTTAGAAGAACGATTATTAATATTAGAAAATAAAAATTAATATTAATAGAATAATGGAAAGTTTGATTATATATAGTATTATATTTTTTATAATATTAATTTCATTAATAATATTATATATAAGTTTAAATCCTTTAGAAATTAAAGATAAAAATATAGAAAATTTTTATGCTGATTCTGATGAATTACCACCATTTGTACCAAAAGTATTACAGGGATTATCGCCTGATACTTATATTGAAAGAAATGTTGAAGGATCTTCAACTGAAAAATATATTCTTATAAAAAAAAATACTGTTATTGAATTTCCTAAAGATTTTCCAAACTGTCAAATATTAGTAGTTGGTGGTGGCGGTGGTGGTGGCGGTTTTGGTGGCGGTGGTGGTGCTGGTGCTATATTATTTGCTACTAATTATACTATTCCTAATGGAACACACACTATTTTAGTAGGTAATGGTGGTGTTGGTGCTCCAAAAAATACAAATGGTACTAATGGTAATAATAGTTTAATTACAATAAACGGTAATTCTTTTATTGCTGTTGGTGGTGGCGGTGGTGGTTCTAGAAATGATAATGATAGAGCAATAGGTATTGCTGGTAATAATGGTGGTAGTGGTGGAGGTGGAGGTCATACTAATGTATATTTATCTCCACAAACTAATATTGGAGGTACTTCAACTAAAAATACTTATACTGGATGGACATCTTATGGTAATACTGGAGGTGCTGGTAAAAATGGAACTGGTGGTGCTTCTTATGCAACTCATGGTTCTGGAGGTGGAGGAGGTGCTGGTAGTGCTGGATCAAATGCTGGTATTAATTCTGGAGGTAATGGTGGTACTGGTATAAATATGACAAATTATTTTGGTTCATTAGTTGGACATAATGGATGGTTTGGAGGAGGAGGTGCAGGAAGTTCATATTTACAGAACGCTGGAACAAACGGTTATGCGAACGGAGGAAATGGAAATTTTGGTGGAGGCGGTAATGCTTTTTCAGCAAATGGTTTAGCAAATACAGGAGGAGGCGGTGGTGGTGCGGCTTTTAATAATGAGAGTGGAAATGGTGGAACAGGAGGTTCAGGAGTAGTAATTATTAGATATAAACCTATTAAACAAGAATTACCACTTATTACTGAACGTAATCCTACTGATATAAATTTATTATTAAATACTGAATTAAATAATATTCTTACTGCACGTAAACCATCTACTCTTTTTTCAAATATAAAAAGAGTAAATACTGAAAATGATTATTATGTACAACAAGCTTTAATACAAGATGCTATAGGTATTGAAAATTATACAGTAGCCTATTCATCTTATATTGATGATTTAACTAGTCCTTTAAGATTATTTAGCTATGATAATACTATTTCTAATAATACAGGAGCTCAATTTGGAATTAATAGATATAATAAAACTACAGGATTATTTATTACAACTAATTCTAAACCTTTAGGTATAAAATATATACAAATTGAAAATAATCAAAATGTTGTTAAAGATAATCCAAATTTTGGCGATTGGGTATTTATTAAATTTCCAACTTCATTTATATTAGTACAATATGGATTTGTTGCTAATATAGCATTTGAAAATAAAGCACCTGGCGATTGGATTTTATTTGGAAGAGATAGTACCGCGTCAAGTGATAATAAAGCATATCATATTATAGATAAAGCAACTGTTAATAGTGGAAGTTCATGTCCAGATATGTCATGTGCGGATGGTAGAAAATCTTGGAAAGATTATGCTAATAAAGAATCATTGTTAAATGTAAATTTATTAGATAATAGAAGAAAATGTGATGAATATATATTTATATTTACAAGATTAGCATTTACTGATATAAGAAATAATATAAAACAAGGTCATCAATTACATTTTAAGGAAATAAGAATGAGAAGTAGAGAATAATAAAAATTATATTATTTAAATAGCAAATGTTATTAATAGAAGATCCTTTATTAATAGCATCTATAGTTTTGATGCATGTAGGAGCTAAACATTTAGATCTAGAATTAACTGATTTTCAAAAATCATTAATTAAAAATAATTTTATACAAGCAATTATTTTATTTGGAATCGTATATATTCCTATGAGAGATATATTTAAAACTTTTATAATTGTATCTATAATATATTTAGCAATTTATGTTTTATTTAATGAAAATAATAAATATAATATTTTTTCAAAACAATGGTTACATACTAAAGGTATTATTAAAGAATATAATAATCTCAAAAATAATTATTATAAAAATGTATCAAAATTAATTTATTCTACTTAAAGAATTAATTATAATATAACAATGTATAAATGTCAGTAGAATCTATAATACATTATATTAAAAATGAATATTATATAAATAATAATGAAATAAGTAAATATAATTATTTTAAAGGAGATATTAATGAATATAATGAAAATTTATTAAATATTTTTAAAGATAATTTTAAAGATAATTATATTGAAGATTCTAATAATTCGTTATTTATTAAAAATAATAATAAATTGATTTATTTATCTTATATTATAGACAACAATGATTTATTCTGGTATATTAAAATTAAAAATTGATTATTTTTTTTATTATAAAAATTATTTAATGAATAATTTTTATCAGGATTGGATTAGTAGAGAAAAATATTGGTTTAATCAAAATGATGATAATGATAAATATTTATCAGATACTTATTCATATTTAATTGATACTTATTCATATGAAATTTATGAAAAACCTATATTAGGTATATTAATATATGATCAATTAACTAGACATTATTATAGAAATGAATATAATAATCATATATTAATTTATTTTAATCAAAAAGCTTTAGAAATTGCTAATAAGTATAAAAATGAATTGTTTATTAAATCATTATGTTATAATGATTGGATGTTTTATATGTTAGTTTATAGACATTCAAATATTCGTGAAAACTTATTATTTGTAATGAATGAATGTTGGAAATTAGAAAAATTACCAATTAAATTTATAAAAGCAACATATAATAGAGCTAATTTTAAAGAAGAATTAGATATTTATAAAAATATACTAGTAAATTTTGATTTATCTATATTAGATAATTATTCTGAAAATGAAATACTATCAGATCAATTATATAAAATTGGTAATTTCGATAATATAGAATCTGATATCATTATTATAAGTTTATCAGGAGGTGTTGATTCAGTTGTTTGTTTATTTAATTTAGTTAAAAAATATCCATTGAAAAAAATAAAAGCAGTACATATTAATTATAATAATAGAATAGAAGTAGAAGAAGAAGTAAAATTTTTAAGATGTTTATGTTGTTTATTTAATATTGAATTATATGTTCGTAAAATAAATGAAATAAATAGACATAAATGTATGTGTAATGATTTAAGAGATATATATGAATCATATACAAAAAAAGTTAGATTTAATTCTTATAAATATTTTGGTGAATTACCTACAGTTATTTTAGGACATAATAAAGATGATTGTTTTGAAAATATTTTAACAAATATTGCTTATAATTCTAAATATGAAAATTTATTAGGAATCGAATATTCTTCAGTTATTGATAATATAAAATTTATTAGACCTTTAATAAATGTATCTAAAAATGACATATATAAATTCGCAATTACTCATAATTTACCTTATTTAAAAAATAGTACACCTGAATGGAGTCAACGAGGTAAAATTAGAAATAATATATTACCAGTATTAATGAATTGGGATTATAGAATAATTGATGGATTATTTAATTTAAGTGATGTATTAAAAAATTATAATGAAATATTAAAAATATTAATTGATAAATTTGATAATACAGAAATTGATTTAATAAATAATTTAAATATTTCTAAATTATATTGGAAACATGGATTATATAAATTATTTAATATTTATATTTCAAATAAAGCATTAGTAGCATTAGTAGAAAGATTACAATTATGGAAAGAAAAATATAATAAAATGGATATTAATAAAAAAACTAATATAATAGTATCAAATAAATTTATGATAATTATTATAAAAAGAAAAAATGATTACTATGAAATTAATAGAAAACTGTTATAAAAAATGACTTATTTTTATTAATTCAAATTAAAAATGGATGAATGTTTATATTTAGTACATACAGTAAACTCTTATAATAATAAACCTGGATACGATGAATTACGTTCATCAAGTATTGAAAATATAGATGATCAATTTCCAGGAGTATATTTTTCTTTAATAACTAAAACTAATATAGATAAAGAAGAATTATTTAATGAAAATAATATTTTAATATTTTCAAAAAAACTTTTACTACAAAACAATTATCATATAAACATTAGAGATTATAATGGATTTATAAATGAAAAAAATACTTATTTTAGTTGGCAATTAGATGAAGCTGTTAAAGAAATTAATAAAATAGCAATTAATAGTGATTATTATATAGGTAATGAAATTGTATTTCACGATAATATACCTATAAAATATTTATGTTTATATATACAATACAATAATATATCAAATGAAATAATTAAAAAAAATTGTTCTAAATCTGCGTTATATTTACCTAGAATTGAAATTTATAATGATATTCTTCCAGATATGAATAAGATACCATTTTATTGTGTACCTTATGAATCAAATTATTCAGGAATAGATCCATTTGAATTAAGTTCAATAAACTTTTATATAAAAATGGCAAAAATGTGTAATATTGATATAAAGGAAGAAGACAATAGAGAAAATATAATAAATAAAATAAAAGAAAAAATTCCTGAATTATATAAAAACAGAGAATTACTAAAAATAGATGAATTTAGAAATTAAATTATCTTTCTATTTATATTAATTATTAATATAAATAGAAAGATAATTTAATGTTGTATTATATTATAATTTTTTTATTATTAATATATTTTTACTATTTGAAATATTATAAGAAAGTCAAGAAAAAGGAGAAAAAATTTAAATTAACAATAGAATATTTATATTGGAAGAAGTTATTTTATAAAGTATATATATTAAATAATATAAATAAGTATTTAAAAAATGATTTTTATATTTCTAATAAAATAAAAAATGGTAGTATTGTATGAAGAACATGCAACTATTTTATATAATATTATAGAAGAATTAGAAGAAGGTAATATAACATATAGTGAATTATTATTTATTCAAAAATTTATTAATAAAACACATTATGAATATTTAGGAGAAACATTATTAGATATAAGTCAAAATGGAGAAATAATTGAAATAGATAATTTATATTTAATAGTATATTATAATAATTATTATATAAAAATTGATATAGATGAAGAGACAAATTTAATTGAACCTTTATTCAGAATTCAAAAACAAAAAAAATTGAGCAAATTTATTTAATTTTATTATTTAATAATAGAATTAATATGACAACAAAACCAACATTATTTGACGTATACCCTTCTATTTTAGATAGTCTTAATCCAAATGATTTAAAAACTGTTGTATCTAGAATGAAAACATCATCTAAATCATTTAAAAATACTATTTTAGGAGATGATAATCTTAATAGAATGTTATCAGGTAATTATTTTAAATATAATGGTAAATATATTATATCAGATTCAATAATTTTAAAAAATAATAAAGCTGAAAAAGTTACTTTTAATGGAATGACATTAAATGAAATTATGGATATTATTTTAAATGAAGGATATTTATTATATTTTTCAAATCGAAAAAAAAGAACTTTATATAAGGCTACAGTATTATTTAAAAATGGGATATTTTATTTTAACTGTACAAACATGTTTGATCCTAAATATAATTCAGGAGATTGGTTTGCTTATTGTACATATACTTTAGAATTTAAACATTTAAAACCTGAATTTAAATTAATAAAAACATTACCTCATATAGGTAAAACAGAAACATTATATGATATTATTAAAACTGAAAGTGATGTTGATGAAAGACGTTTAAATGCTATGAGTGAAGCAGTATATTATCAAGATTTACCATATGATCTTCAAATGTATATAAATAAAGAAGAGGAAGTATCTAAACCTAATTTTGAATTTATATTTGAAAATGATGAAAAAGAAGATGTAAAAATAACTGTTATATTTAAACAAAAATAACTTAAAATTAGATAAAGAAAAATTAATTTTTTTTAATATTATATTAAAATAATATTTTTAGCTTAAAACTCAAAATAAAAAAATGATTTTTATATATAAAATTAAATATATAATAAATAGATATGTCAATATATGCTGAATTATCTTATAATGATCAAAAAGTTGATATTCAAGAAGTAAAAGGAATTCAATTTAGTGTATTATCTCCTGAAGAAATTGTAAAACGCTCAGTTGTTCAAATTACTAAGACAGATACATATACAGGTAATGAACCAGTAATTGGTGGATTATTTGATTCTAGAATGGGTGTATTAGAACATAATAAAATTTGTGCTACATGTGAACAAAAAAATATTTTTTGTCCTGGACATTCAGGACATATTAGTTTAGCAAAACCATTATTTAATCCTATGTTTTTTGATATTACAAAGAAAATATTAAAATGTGTATGTTATAGATGTTCTAGAATTTTAATATCACCACATACAGCTCATGAAGATTTAAAAAATGATATGAATAAAATTATGAATATTAAAAATAATCAAAAACGATGGGAAGCTTATTTTAAATTATGTAATACTACTACTAAAATTAAGTCATGTGGAGATGATAAATTTATTGGTTGTGGTTCTAAACAACCTGATAGATATAATAAAGAAGCAGCTATGAAAATTATAGCAGAATGGAAAGATAAATCAAAGGATTCATCAACACAATTAGAAATGACAGCAGAAGATATTTTAAGAATTTTTAAGAGAATTACTGAAGAAGATATGGAAGTAATGGGTTTTAATCCAAAATGGAATAGACCTGAATGGATGATATCAACAGTATTATCAGTACCACCCCCGGCAGTTCGTCCTAGTATTATTGAAGAAAACGGACAAAGACGAGAAGATGATTTAACACATAAATTAAGTGATATTATTAAGACAAACAATAATATTATTGATAAAATAAACAAAGGAGCTAGTGAAGATACTATTAAATTAATTACAATGGTTTTACAATATCATGTATTTACATTTATTGATAATCAAATTCCAGGATTAGCACCGTCACAACAAAGAAATGGTAGAAAACTTAAATCTATTTGTGATAGAATGAGAAAAAAAGATGGTAGAATTAGAGGAAATTTAAATGGTAAACGTGTTGATCAATCAGCACGTTCTGTTATTACACCTGATCCTTATATTAGTATTGATGAATTAGGAGTACCAATAAGAGTAGCATTAAATATTACATTTCAAGAAGTGGTTAATGAATATAATATAGAAGAAATTAGAAAATTAATTTTAAATGGACCAGATAAATGGCCTGGTGCTAAATATGTAAAAAAAGTAAAGGATATGATTACTATTAATCTTAAATATGCTGAATTAGCAAAAATTGCTAAAGAAATTAAATATGGTGATGTTGTACATCGTCATCTTAATAATGGTGATTATGTATTATTTAATCGTCAACCTTCATTACATAAGATGAGTATGATGTGTCATAAAGTAATTATTATGCCATATCAAACATTTAGATTAAATGTATTAGATACTCCACCATATAATGCTGATTTTGATGGAGATGAAATGAATCTTCATTGTCCGCAAAATATTCAAACAATGAGTGAATTAAAAGATTTAACAGCTGTTCCATATTTAATTTTAACAGCAAAAGATGGTAAACCTAGTATTGAAGTAGTTCAAGATACATTAGTAGGATCATTTAGATTAACAAAAGATTATACAATTGTTGGTGATAAACAAATGGCAAATTTACAAATGTGTAATAGTTATTTTAAGGGTAAATTAGAAAAACCTAGTAAAGATTATACATATACTGGTAGAGAATTATTTTCAGAAATTTTACCACCATCATTATTTATTGAAGATAAAAATAAAGCAGGAGAAAAAGTTATAATTAATAATAGTAAATTGGTATCAGGAAATTTAGATAAAATTGTATTTCATAATATAACAAATGGTTTAATTCCTGTAATTTATCATGATTATGGTCCTATTGAAATTAAAAAATTTTTAGATAATACTCAACGATTAGTATGTAGATGGTTATTAACAGCAGGTTTTAGTATTGGAATTAGTGATTTAGTAACTGATAAAAATACTGATGCTGAATTAATTAATAAAATTAGTGAAATGAAACAAAGTGCTTATAAGAAATTGGAAGATATGAGAAAAGGTGATTTAGAAAATAATAGTATTGTAAATAATGAAGAATTTATAGAAAGAGAAATTATTAGTATTTTAAATCAAACTACAAATGAAGTTGCTAAAATTAGTCTTGCTAAAATTGATGAAAGAACTAATCGTATGTTTAATATGGTCAAATCTGGTTCTAAAGGTAAAGAAACAAATATTGCTCAAATTATGGCTTGTGTAGGACAACAAAATGTTGATGGTAAACGTATTTCTTATGGATTTACTGATAGAACATTACCTCATTTTACTAAATATGATGATGGTCCTGAAGCACGTGGATTTGTAGAAAATAGTTTTATTAGTGGTTTATCACCACAAGAAGTATTCTTTCATGCTATGGGTGGTCGTGAAGGACTTATTGATACTGCTGTTAAATCTGTAACAGGAGATACACCTATTATTATTATTGAAGATGGTGAATGTAAATCTGTTAATATTGGTGATTGGATTGATAATAAATTAGATGATCCGAATAATAAAGATTTAATAGAATATTTTGGAGAGGAAGATGCTAATATGGAAATGTTAGGATTATCTAATGGTGTATATATTCCAACAGCAGATAATGATGGAAAAACTAGTTGGGGTGAAGTTACTATAATTACTAGACATGATCCTCAAGAAACATTATATAAAATAATTACAAAAACAGGTAGAGAAATTATTGTACCTAATTCAAAAACACTATTAATATGGAATGAAACAGAATTTGTAGCGACAAAAACAGATGAAGTTAAAATAGGAGATTGTGTTCCAACTACTGTATATTTACCAGAATCACCAATTATTAAAAATAAAATAGAATTTAATAATTATACATTTGATTTAAATAAAGAAAATGGTATATTCTTAGGATTATTTATTACAAATGGAAATATTAATAAAAATAAGATAGAATTTAATTTAAATAATATTAATATTATTGAAAATTGGTTTATTAAAAATGATATTAAATATACATATGAAAACAATAAATTGATTGGTATATCAGAAGGATCATTAATTGAATTTTTAGAGGATATTAAAAGAATTCCTGATTTTAGTTATATATCTTCTAATGATTTTATTGAAGGATTATTAGATGGTATTATTTCAGGTTCTGGTAAAACTAATGATACAGGTGATATAATTATATCATCAGATGATATTAAATTAATAGAAGGTATTAGTTTATTATGTAATAGATTAGGAATGTTTACAATGATATCAGGAAATACTATATCAATCATATATTGTAATATTGATACAAAAAATAAATATAATAATGTTGAATTAGATAAAATTATTGATATTATAGTATTAAAACCTGAAGAAAAACTAAATTATAATAAATTATATGATTTAACAATTCCTACAACTAAAAATTTTATGACAATTACTGGATTAACAATATTTGATACTAGTGATACTGGTTATATTCAAAGAAGATTAGTAAAAGCAATGGAAGATGCTAAAATTTATTATGATAATACAGTGAGAAATGCTTCTGGAACAATTATACAATTTATTTATGGTGAAGATGGAATGGATGGAACTAAAATAGAAAAACAATTTTTACCAACTATTGAAATGAATTATTTAAAAATGGAAGAAGAATATAATTTAACAGAAGCTGATAAAATAAATATATATTTAACTTCTGATGCTAATAAAGAAATTACACCAAATACATTTAAAAGATGTATGGAACATTTTAAGGATTTATTAGATGATAAGATGTTTGTAATTACAAAAGTTAATAAAAATCATAAAAATAGTAAAATTACTTATCCTATTCCATTTAATCGTTTAATAACAACAGCAATTAAACGACGTGAAACTGTTGGAATAACAAATACATTAACAGATTTAACTCCTGATTATATTTTAGATAATATTAATAAAATAATTAAAGAATTATATGTAAAAGATCAAGAACAAGGTATGATATTCTTTCATATATTATTAAGATGTTTCTTATCACCTAAAAAATTAATAATAAAACATAATTTTTCTAAAGATATGTTTGATTGGTTAGTACTTCAAATTTATGATTATTTTAATGAAGCATTAGCACAACCCAGTGAAATGGTTGGTGTAATAGCGGCACAAACAATTGGAGAAATGGGTACACAAATGACATTAGATTCATTTCATGTTTCTGGAACAGCCGCAGCAGTAAAAGCTACTAGTGGTGTGCCAAGATTAAAAGAAATTTTAAGTGCTACTAAAAAAACTAAAACTCCAACTTTAACTATATTTATGAAACCAGATGTAGCATCAGTTATTAATCCTGTAATGGCTGAAGATGGAATAGAATATAATGATGATAGAATCGATAAAACTAAAGTAATAGCAATGAATATTAAAAATAGTATTGAAATAACTAAATTATCTGATATTCTAGAATACAGTGAAATATACTGGGATAAAGATCAGTTTGATTCAGCATTAGAAAAAGATAAAGGAATTTTAGAAATTTATAATAAATTTAAACCATTATATGAATCAGTTAATAAAAATTTTAGTAAATCATGTTGGGTTTTAAGATTAAAATTTAATAAAGAAAAGATGATTTCATATGGATTAAGAATGATTGATATATATACTAAATTAAATAAAGTTTATAATAAATATATTGATTGTATATATAGTGACGATAATGCGGAAGAATGTATATTTAGAATTAGATTAACAGAATATGCCTGTAAAGATATTGAAAATAAGGATGAAATAGCAGCAATTAAAGCAATGGAACATAATATTGTATATCAAGTATTATTAAAAGGGTATAAAGGTATAAATAAGGTATCATTAAATAAAAATAAATATGAATTATATAATGAAGATAAAGGTGTATTTGATAAAGTAGTTGAATGGGTATTAGATACAGATGGTACTAATTTAATGGAAATTTTATCAAATCCTAATATTGATTCTACTAGAACAATTTCAAATGATATTAGAGAAATTTATAATGTATTAGGAATAGAAGCTGCTAGAAATGCTTTATATAAAGAATTAGTAAATGTTACAGGAGAAGGATCTATGAATTATAGACATTTATCATTATTAATAGATACTATGACATTTAAAGGAAATTTAATGTCAATTGATAGACATGGAATAAATAGAACAGCTAGTAGTGCTTTAAGTAAATCATCATTTGAGGAAAGTGTAGATATGTTAATTAATGCCAGTATATTTTCAGAATATGATAATACATCAGGAATATCACCTCAAGTTATGTTAGGAAAAGTACCAAATTGTGGTTCTGGTAATTTTGATATAGCATTAGATGAAGAATATATGGTAGAATTATTAAAATCATCAAAGAAAAAAGAAAATAATGCTAAATATGTATTAGATGAAATTGAAGAAGAAGATGATGATGAATTTGAAGATATGTGTGATGAAGATAATATTGGATTTAATTATAATTTAGGAGAAAAAGGTGATAAATGTTATCAATTAAAGAAACCAGAAATTAAAATATTATAATAATTTAAATGATTTTAAATATAAAAAAAAGAGAAATAGAAGCATTTATAATAGTAATAATTCTTTTTTTAATTAATGGATTATTAATGATAAATTATCCATCTAAACCTGATAAATGGTATATGAATTTAAAAAAATCTAAATTAAATCCTCCTAGTTATGTATTTGGTATAGCATGGACTATTTTATATATATTAATAATAATATCATATACAATTTCATTATCTAAATTAGAATATATTAGTTGGATAATACCAATAATACATTTATTATTAAATTTTAGTTATAGTATAGTATTTTTTCATTATAAAAATATTTTAGGATCAGCTATTATTACTACTTTAATATTAATCTTTGCTTTAATTACTATTTATATATTTTCAAATGTATCATATTTATCTATTATATTATTGATACCTTATATTTTATGGTTATTATTTGCTAATTATTTAGCTTGGTCAGTTTATTATTTAAACATATAATAGATATTTATTAATTAAAATATGTCATATTGTCCATTTAGAAAATATTCTGAAATTTTTGGAAAAGTAAATGAAGGTGTACATGCTTATCGTATTTTTGATATAGCTATTGTAGATGTAATATTAACAATAATTGGTAGTTTTATTATAAGTTTTATATTTAAAATTAATATAATATTAATATTTATATTTTTATTTTTAATGGGAATATTATTACATAGACTATTTTGCGTTAATACAACTATTAATAAATTAATATTTGGTATTATTAAATAAATGTGTTATAATTCAACAATTTCATTAAATACTTTTATTTTTGGAATAATATCATTATTAATATTATATAAATATGGAAATATTGTAATAACACCTAAATATTTACTAATAATTTTATCATTTACATTAATTCAATTATTAGAATATTTTGCCTGGATTTATATTAATAATAAAAAAATAATAGAAATATTAAGTAAAATAGGATTAGTTATAATAGGTCTTCAAATAATATTAATAAATTATTTTTTATTAAATGATGAAATACGATTATATTCTTTTATAATGATGTTAATATTATTTATATTATTTGCCATATTTGAATTACCTAAAATTAATTTTGATATGGAAAAAGGTAATAATGGTCATTTAATATGGCATTGGTTAGATTTACCTCTAATATGGATAATAATAGGATTAACTTTTTATATAATTCCTTTATTATTATATAGAGAAAAAGTAGCATTTATAGGAGTATCTATAATATTAATAATAAGTATTTATAATTATTATAAATATAAGACATGGGGATCAATGTGGTGTTATTTTAGTAATATAATATGGATATATTTAATAATATTATTATTATTAAAAGTTATTGATTTAATTTAGAAAAAATATAAATATTATGAACTACTGATAATAATATATTATAAATAATAGAACATATATTATGTCATTATCAAATCACATTTATTTTAGAGCTTCTAAAATTAAGAATTATTTAATAGAAAATACATCATTAGAAATATTTACTATATTAAATGAAGCTTTAATAACTGAAAAAGCTTATATGGCAGGAGGATCTATATTATCATGTTATTCTACACCTCAATTTATAACACATGATTTAGATATTTATATAAATCAAAGTAATTTTAATAATTTTATAATAAAATTAAATAATATATATAGATTTTCAAGATATAATCGTTTAGCATCACCGTATGATAATTCATTTTTTAAAAAAAATAATATTTTATTTAGAGTTGTAGGTCATTCTTTTACAAGGGTAAATATACCATCTATAGATATTATGGTTATTCCAGATGAAATAAATATAGTAGATGTATTAAGTAATTTTGACTTAACTATATGTGAAATATGGTATAATGGTAAAACAATAAATGGTACAAATTTAATGGGTATAAAAAATAAGGTTGGATATTTAAGAAAAGAATATAATGATAGTTTATTTAAATATCTTAATAATTTTATAATAAAAAGAATTAAAAAATATAGAGAACGAGGTTTTAAAATTGAATATGATATTCCAAAAACTACAAATTTTTCTATAACATCAATTAAAAAAAATGTAACTAATCCAACAGAATGGGTTATTAAAACAATTATAACATTATTTGCTAATAATATTGATATTTATAAAAGATATATTAATAAAACTAATAATTATAAGTCTTTATTATATCCATATAATTCTTTAATATTAAAAAAAAATACTGATGTAAAATATCTTATTTTTATAAACAGTATTGATAAATTTGATAATTTTGAATTATTATTAGAAAATTTAAATAAATATTTTTTGATAAAAAACCCTAAAAAATTTGTAAATAAGCTACTAAAAAACCTTTATCTATATTTAATATATACAAATAATATAGAATATAAAAATTATATAGATGAATTAACAGATTTAGCAGAAACACATGAGATATTATCAGTTTTTTCTAAAGAAAATAATGATGGAATATTTATTATGGAAAAATATATTAAAAACTATAATGAAGATATTATAGTTGAAAGTGTAAATAAATCTAAATATGAAAAATTAAAAATTAAAAATGAAAATAAATGTTATGATATTATTTTATTAGATGATATAGAATTAACAGATTATTATAAAGATGATGAAATAATATTTGTATTAAATGAAAAATTTTTTTGTTATACTAAAAAATATTTAAATGAAATAGTAGTAAATTATTTAGATAATTGGTTTTGTCAATGTAATGGTAGATTAGATCCAATAACAAACAATAGAGCATTAAATTCAATTGATTTAGATAATATTTATATAAAAATACCGTTAGATATTAATATTTTTATATTATATAAATATATTATATTTATACTAAATAATGATTATACCGTTTATTTTTTAAATTTTAATAAAAAAATTACACATAGTATATCATTTAAAAATACAAATAGTACTACATCAAATTGGGTAGGAGCAAACCATTGTCAAAATGGATCTGAAATTAATATATATACAATTAAATATTGTGATATTAAATAATATTTAATATAAGTAATATGAGTGAATTTATAAATAAAATTATTGAAGATAGATATAATTATGAATATTCAAAAAGAGAAACATTATTATTCTTACATTCAATTAAAAAATCAAAAGCATATATAAGTGGAGAATTCATAATATATATTTTAAATAATATCAATAATAAATTTTTAAATAAAAGTAAAAATAAATTTTTAATGACATTATATATAAATTGGAGTAATTTTTTATCTTTTATTATTTTAAATAAAGATGATATATCAGATATAAGTTTATATTTTGATACTATTTATATATATACATTATTATATGTTAAAATACATACAAAACATTTTTATAAATCTGATTTAAGTAAGCGTTTTGAATATATTATTTATATAGTTCCAGATGATATTAATATTATTGATTATATTAAAAATAAATCAATATCAACGACTTCAGAGATATGGTTTTATGATAATAAAATAGAAGGAACTAATTTATCATTATCTTTAGAAAAAAAAGGATATTTAAAAGAAAAATATTTAAATCTTTTTATTGATAATTTAGATAAAAATATAATAAATATGTTAAAATATTATGCTGAAAATGATTTTGAAATAATTGTAAATACATCAAAATATAATAAAAAAGAAATAAAATATGATAATATGGAAACAAAATCTATATTATCATTTTTAATATATTTTTATAAATATCCTGATATGTTACAATATTTTTATAATGAAATAAATAGTACAAGATATTCTAATTTAGATAAATTTAGAGATTATGATATATTATTATTAAATAAACTTCATTTTATTTTATCAATTTCAAATAATAATAATTATAATTTAGATAGATTAAAATCTATATTTTATAATTTACATAGAGATAATTATAGTGAGTTAATTACAATTATAGAAAATTTAATAGGTGATGAATATAAGTATTATGAAAAATATTTAAAATATTTAATAAATATGATTAAAAATGAATAATTAAGAAAATAATTCAATTAACCAATCTTTAATAAAAGGATATTTATAAGTTCTTACTGGATGAATAGCAAAACTATTTTTTTTACATAATGAATAAATTAGATAATCTTTATTTGTAAATTTAGTATTTCTATCTTCACCCCATAAAATATCATCATTAACTATTTGATATTTATTTTTATCTTGTTCTATATAATTAATAAGTGTAGGAATTGCTAATTCAAAAAAAACTTGATGTTTTGCTAATAAAAATGATAATAAAAAAAATTTATCAGTTAAATATTGTTTAGGAATATAAAACCAATCAGCATAAAATCCACTAAAATATTTAATATCAAAATATTTATTATATAATTCATCTTTTAATAATCTATAAAAAGCATCTTTACCGTAAAATGGTTTATCCCATTGCCAACCATTATGATCTTCTAATGGTTTATATTCATTTTCTTTAAAATAATATATAATTGAATCATTTTTAAAATTATGAAGAATTTTCATATTAAGAATACAATCATCAATGGCAAACATTAATCCATCAGATTCATTAATTAATTTACCATATTTTATATAAAAATCACTAAAAATAGCGTGTGTATTAAAACCATTATTTGTAAAAATATAATTTACATCTTTATCTATTTTTTCATTATCATTATTATAATTAGAATAAAATATAATAGTTTTAAAATATTTTTGATAAATAGTTTTAATAAAATCTTTTTCAGATACTAAAAAAGAATCATTAAAATAAATTAATAATATACAATTATTAAAAGAGTTTTTATTATCCATTTTTTTATATAAATAATTATTAATAATATCTTTTTAAATGTTCTTCAACTAATATTTTTATTTCATCAGGTATTTCATCTAATTTTAAATAGATATTATTATATATAATTTCTTTTGTATTATCTACAATTAAATAATAAACAGTTTCATTATTATTTACATTAATATCTTTATAAAATATTAAAAAAGGTCTATTATAATGATTATTAGGAGCTTTATAAAATGTTGTTGATATAATTAAGTCATCTAAATCACCTCTAATTAAATCATCTTTACTAGTTTTATAAATTGCTCTGTGTATAGTTAAAATATTAATATTTAAAATTTCACACATTGATAATATATATAAATCATTTAAAGAATATTCAGATGATATAACTTTATTAATAAAATCAGATTTTTCAGAATTAGTTAAATTAATAAAATAATTTTTGTAGAAAGTATTTACATTAGAATAAGATTTTTTAGATACAGTCATAAATAATTTAAATAATTTAGTATCTTTTAATAAACTTTTAATATTTTCTTCATCATCGGCAACAATTCTAAGTTTATTATCTGTTATTTCTTGTAAATTATTAAAAGATGCTTTTACTTTAATATAATCAGCTAACCAAATAAAAAACTCTTTAAATGTATCTTTAGTATAATTTGATATTTTTAATATTTCCATTTGATACCATAAACTTTTTTTATGCATAATCCATTTACTATTAAGTTTTTTAAGAGTTCCTTTAAATATATCAGGTAATTTAGATAAATCGATTATTAATTTACCTTCATTGTTAAAAGAATGATCTTTAGTTTCATAATTTGAATAAATAAAATTATTATATGGACCAGATATATGATAATTAAATAAATCATATGGTATACCATTATTAAGAGCAGATTGAGAAAATTCAAATTGTGATATATTTTTATTAATATTAATAGTAGTATTTAAAAAATCATATTTATAATAGATTAATAATTTATTTAAATATTTTTTAATATGATTTATACTATAAATAGGAATTTCTTCTAATATTAATCGTATTTTATTAATATAAGGTATATTTTTATCAAATAATGTAATTAATTTATTAATATAATCAATTCTAGGTAATTTTTGAAGTTCTTTAAGTTTATTATCATCAATATTTTTTAATAATGTTGTAAAAACCATTAATTGAAGTTGAAACCATTTTTTATTATCTTCATAACTATTATTTTCATATATATATAAATCATCATTAATTCTTGTATGAATAATATAATTATTATTTAAAGGTTTTTTTAATATTTTAAGAATAGTATAAATTTCAACTAAAGGTTCTTTTTGAGGAATATCTTTATTTAATTCTCCTATATCATATTTTATATTATAAAGAATTGATTTATTTTTAAATAATTGTAAATCTTTAACACTAATATTAATATCATATGTTATTAAATTATCAGATAAATCTTCATAAAATAGAATTGATTTAATATCTAAATCTTTTATAATTCTATTTAAATAACTAATACCTATTTTTTCAATAGTTAAGAGAATTTTTCCTTTAGTTAAAAAATGTTCTATAGTTAAATCACTATTAATAATAATAGTATCAATTATAAATTTTTCAGAATTATCTAATCCATTTCCTTTAGTTTTACTCCAATTATTTATAGTATAAAGATTAGTGTATGTATTTGTATTGACATTATTATTACTACATTCTTTTAATAATTCTTGTAATTTAGGATAATCATTTAATTTTATTATTTTAATACCATCTTTACTTTTTGATTTAATTTCTAATGGTTCAAAATATTTATTTTCTTTTAATAACATAATAATATCTGGATTTATTTCCATAGAAGTTATTAAATCATTATAAGAAGTAAAATATGGACATATAATATTAGTATTAGTATTTTCTTTTTCCCAGACAATTAATAATTTATTATAAATGTTAACGATAAGAGAATAAAAATAATAAGAACTTTTATTAATATGATAATCATTTATTTCAATATAATTAATAAATTTTTTATAACTTTTAAAAATACCTAATAATCTAGATAATTGATAATTATTTTTATTTAAGTTAATTTTATATAATGAATTTAAAATAGGAAATTCTTTAAAATGTAATTTTAAATCTGCTAATAATTTAATATTTTCTTCAGGTATTAAAGGTAATTTATCCATAAAAGACTTACAGACATTTCCATTTTCAATACTTAAAAAACTAATTAAATCTAATTTAGTTTTTATATCTTTAACAAATTCATTTTTATCTTTAAAATTTAATAGATAACTAATGGCATAAATAAAACTATCAGGATAATTTGTATTTTCTTTATTTATTTTTTTATGAATAATACCTTTTCTAACTAAACATTGTTCATTTTTTGTTAAATCTTTTGAACAATTTGAATATTTACTGGTCGGAAATATAAATTCATGAAGAAATTGTGGAACAATACCATATCTACCAAATGGAATAGGTGCTGGATAATTAACTAAATAATTTTCATCTTTATCTTGAATTATACTAGTATCTATTGCTTTATTAGGATTATATGTTTCATAATTTTTACATTTATTAAGTTCATGTTCTTTTGGTGGTTTTTTAAAACAACATGGTACACATATATCATTTTCATTTGGTTTTATTAATTTTACATATCGTTTAACTCCATCTTCTTCTTTATTATCAAAAAAACTTAAAATTACTTCATCATCTTCAATTGGACATTTTTTAGTAATAGGATCAGCGGGTACTTTAGAAATCTTACACCATAATTTTGGACATAAATAATAATTCATTTTATCTTTTTTACTACCATAATATATATCATTATCAGTATAATATTTATTTTCTTTAATTAATTTATCTCTAGTTTCTTTAGATAAAACAAATGGTTGATTTCTTTTTTGACATTTTTTTCTAGCATAATTTTCTCCAAATAAATCTTTATCAGCATTTTGTAATAATTGAACTCTATAACGTTGATCTTCTTTATCATTACCTCCTCCATTTGAAGATGATGATAAATCTTCTAATTTTTCACTACTATTACTTTTTATATCAGAAGAACTAGATGAAGAAGATTCAGATTTTTTTATAATAGGCTTCTTTTTAATTTCTAATGTTTTTTTTTGAGAAGAACTAATTATTTTTGATAACCAGAATATTAAATATTCAAATTCTTTATTATTAGGAGTATTATGAATAATTATTTCAAATCCACTTTTATTTGGTTTTATAATAACAAAAGTATTTAAGTTGCTATTATCAAATGTTTCTTTTATCATTTTATTTTCTAAATCTTTAAGGAAATCTTCTTCAGTTTCTACTAATTTTTTAGCATCATCTTTAGATAAACCAAATGATATTAATTCATCTATTATGTCGTTATTATCAATTCCTAATAATAATCTATTTTTAATATATTTACTATAATCTAAAACTTCATTATTATAATTAGAACTTCTTTTATAAATTAAGTTTATAGTATCTTTTAATGATACTATATTAAATATTTGAGGATATTTAGATATATTTGTTTTAAGTACATCAAATGGAACATTAATAATATTAATATAATTATGAATTTTTATAGAGATTGGTTTAAATAAAATTTTAGTTTTTAGATTAGTTTCTAGATAACTTTTAATTTTATTTGTATGATTATTTAAAATATCCCATGTTATATTTTTTCTTAAATCTAAAATATAATTAATAATAATAGATGTTGTATTAATAGTTATTTTAGCATAACAATTTTCATTAATTAACGAATAACAATTAATTACATCTATATTTGTTATTTTTTCTAAATTAGTCCAATTTGTTAAATTATAATGATTAATATTATGATAAAGATATAATTTATGAATAATAGTATATGTATCATTAATCCATTGAATATATTGAATAAGTTCATTAGTATTTAATAGAGAATAAATATTAGGAATTAAAATATCAGAATTAAATAATGATAATAATTCATATCTATGTATTATAGAATAATTATCACTAATATTTGTAACTAAAATATCTTCTAAATTTTTAAGAATTTTATCTGAAATAAGTATTTTAGTTTTAATATCAATAAAATAATAAGGATTATCTTTTAAATTGGGAAAATCTTTTTCAAATATAATATTCAAATTATTGAAATAAGATAATCCTTTATTATAATTATAAATAATAGGTTGTTTAATTATGGGATTAGTTAAATCTTTAGCTTCAAAAGGATTATAATTATATCCTTTCCAATGATATTCTGATATTGAAAATAATATACTTTTATAATTAGTATTCCATACATAAAATCTTCCTTCTATTTGTAATTTATTAACAATTTTAAGAATACTATCTTCTATACTATCATCTTCATAAATATCAAATTTAAATACTTTATTAGTTTTATCAGGAAACCATTGTTTAATATTAATAGATTTTAAAGACATTCTATTTATTTAAAATCTATTTATTTTTTCATTTAAATTATTAGATATAATGTCATCAAATAATATAACTACAAAGGATACAACAAATAAATTAGAATTAAAAACAAAGGATGAAGAAAAAAAATTATTTAAAGATGATGTATTAGATAAATTTAATTTTTGGATATATGTAGGATTTATAATATTAGGATTATTATTAATTATTTCTATAATATTATTAATATATTCATTATTTTCTTCTTCTACTCCAAAAGTAACAATAGATAGTAAACCTATAAATATAAAAAATCAAGAAATAACTAAACCTATTATTCCTATTGAAACTAAACCTGTTGTTCCTATACTTAAACCTGTTGTTCCTCTTGAAACTAATCCTGTTATTCCTGTTGAAACTAAACCTGTTATTCCTATAATTAAACCTAATGTTCCTGTTGAAACTAAACCATCGTTTTTTTCTAATTTATTTTCTAATACAACATCACAATCTAAACCAGTAGTAAATGAAATAAAACCAGTTGTAAATGAAATAAAACCAGTAGTTAGTGAAATAAAACCAGTTGTAAATGAAATAAAACCAGTAGTTAGTGATAATAGTAACGAATCTTTTTTTAGTAAATTATTTAAAAGAACACCAGTAAATACAAGTACTACTGATAATAAAGACTCATTTATGACAAAATTATTAGCACCATTAACAAATAGAAATAATATACCAAAACCACCTAATAATATAAAAGGAGGAAGTAGAAAAAGAATAATAAATAAATATAAAAAATATAAGTAAATATATATATATAAAATGTTAAAAATTATTCAAATATCAGATGAATGTTTTTGGGGATATAACGATGTAATAGATATTACATTATATAATTCATTTGAAGAATTAGGAAAATATATAAAAAGTAAATTAATATTATTTCTGAGAGAATATAATTTATTAATATTAGCAGAAAAAGCTGAAAAATTAAAACTTCATAATCATAATTATAAATCTTATGATGAAATTTATCACGCTAAAGAAGATATTATTTATTTATGTTGTGGAGTAAATTGTATTTAAAGATTAAAAATAATAATGAAATAATAATGCTTATTAAATTTAATGATTTATATGATAAATATAATTTAAAAATAAGTGGATTATTACATGTAGGAGCACATTTATGTGAAGAAATAACAGAATATGAAAAATATTTACCACGTCATAAAATATTATGGATAGAAGGAAATTCAGAAAAAGTAAAAATATCTAAGAGTAAATATGTAGGATTATTAATAGAAGAAGCGGTAGTATCAGATAAAATAGAAGAAGTAACATTTAATATAAGTAATAATGGAGAATCATCATCAATATTAGAATTAGAATTACATAAAATATATTATCCTAATATTTATTATACAGATAGTATAAAAACTACAACTAATTTATTAAGAAATATATTAAGTGATTATGAAGATATTCAATTTAATTTTATTAATTTAGATATTCAAGGAGCAGAATTAAAAGCATTAAAAGGATTAGATAAATATCTTAATAATATTGATTATATATATACAGAAGTAAATAAAGATTATTTATATAAAGATTGTGCTTTAATAAATGAAATAGATGAATATTTAGAAAAATATAATTTTGTAAGAGTTGAATTAAAAATATTAGAAGATGTAAAATGGGGAGACGCATTTTACATAAAAAATAAAAAATAGATTAGAGTTTATTTTTTTTCATATAATAATAAGTTATATAAATACCTATTATTATTCCTATAAATATAAAAAGTAAATATTTGATAGAATAATAACCAACAATTAAAAATAATAATAATAAGAGAATATTATTATAAATATTCATTTATTTTTAAATGGAAATTAATTTATGATGACCTACTCTAATATCTGTATTTACGACTATAGGAATACCTATTTTTTGAATATTTTTACAAAAAGCAACATCTTCTGAACAAATATCTCTGATAATTGTTCCATCTTCACTAATAATTTCTTGTAATTCCGCATTAAAATAAGGATAAGTCATTTTTTTAAGAACATCTTTTTTAATAGCAAAGAAACCCATACCTGTATAATTAACAGGCATATATTTAAGTCCAGTTTCTTGTTTCCATTTTTCAACATATTCTGGAGTTAAAAATTCAAAATAACCATTTTTTAGAAAAAATTCAGTATTCCATTCTTTAACTATAGCATAATTAGTAAGATTTGACATACGATACATACCACTTACAACAGGATGAAGTTCAGTAGATTCTATTAGATCAATTAATTGTTGTGGAGTAAAAATAACATCACTATCAATAGTTACCCATACATCAAAATCAAGATTATTAAAAGGTTTTTGTTGAACACCTCTAAGAACATCTAAACCTAATGTTTGCATACGAGCAAATGTTACATATGAACTAACTCCTGGACTAACAATTAAATCGTATTTTTGACTTTCCCAAATAACATTTAGAGCACTAGTCCATGAAATTAAAAATTTTGAAGAAAAATTATCACCAGGTAAAGCAACAACAACTCTTTTTTTTTTATTAGTATTTTCATCAATCATTACTTCATTATTTTCCATATTTATATATAAAGAAATTATGTATATTCTTATATATTTTTTTTAATTAATTATATAAAAATTAGAAAATAATATTAATAGAAATGAGTAATGATAATGTATATGATTTAGAATTAAATGATATAAATTTACAAGCATATCAACCTGAAAAAATTTTAATAAAATTAAAACCACATCAGTTAACATCATTATATAAGGCGATAGAGATGGAAAATAAAGGAGAAATTAAATATAAAATAAGAGATAGTAATTTAATTTATAATATAGATAATTCTAATTTAACAAATATTAAAATACAAACAAATATTGGAATATTTGGAGATACTGTTGGATATGGAAAAACATTAATTGCTTTATCATTAATAGCATCTAATAAATTAAATAATATATATATAAATTCAAATTATATAAAAACACATAATTCTACTAAAAATTATAATTATTTAAATATTACATATGATAATAGTTTGATAAAAAAAGAAAATAATATAATAAATACAACATTAGTAATTGTACCTAGAGGACCTGTATATACCCAATGGGAAAAAATGATAAAAGAAAATACAAAATTAAAGATATTAGCAATTAATAATTATAATTTTATAAAAAATAATTTACCAAAATACGATGGTAATAATATAAATGAAATATATAATTATTTTGAAAGTTTTGATTTAGTATTAATAAAAAATACTACATTAAAAATTCTTATAAATACTTATTATACATATTCAAATTTTATTTATAGTTGGAAAAGAATAATGGTAGATGAGGCTCATGATATTATTCATCTAATTCCTGATAATTTAAATTATTATTATTTATGGTTAATATCAGGAACATATATAGATATTTTTAAGAGAATAAATAATAATTATACAAATGGAATTAAAAAATTAATGAATGAAACGTCAATTAATTTAATATTAGTAAAAAATAATATAGATTTTATAAAGAAAAGTTTTAAATTACCTGAACCAATTGAAAAGTATTATTTATGTAAATTAGATTCAAATTTTATAATTGCCAAAAAATTTTTAAATAATTCTGTAATGGAAAAAATAAATGCTAATGATTTTACTGGTGCTATTAAAGAATTAGGAGGTAAAAATGAAACAGAAGATAATATTATAGAATTAGTATCAAAAGAATTAAAAAGAGAATTATATAATTTAGATATTGAGAAGACATTTATATTAAGTCAAGATATACCACAAGAAGATAAAGAAACAAAAATAAAAAATATTAATATAAAAATTATTAATCAAAATAATAAAATAACAGATTTAACTGAAAGAATTAAATCATTACACACTAATAATTGTATTATTTGTATGGATACTGTTAAAAATCCTGTAATGTTAGATTGTACTCATTTATATTGTGGTTCTTGTATATTTAAATGGGTTAAAGATAATAAAAATTGTCCATATTGTAGAACACCTATATTAAGTTATGATAAATTAATAGCTATCGTTAATGAAAAAGTAGATACACATATTGATAAAGAAATAATATTAACAAAAGAAGATACATTTATTAATATTATTAAAAATAAACCTAATGGAAAATTTATAGTATTCAGTAAAAATGATTTAGGATTTGAATTAATTAAAGGTAAAATGAATGAAAATAATATTAAATATGATTTTTTAAAAGGTAATACTTCACATATGTTAAATATTTTAGAAAAATTTAAAAATGGTCAAATTAATATAATTCTTTTAAATACTCAATATGCTGGCAGTGGTATTGATATTAATTATGCTACAGATGTTATAATATTTCATTCTATGGGACTAGATAAATTACAGGCAATAGGTAGAGCTCAAAGAGTAGGTAGAACGACTGAATTATATATACATAATTTGACATATGAACATGAAATTTAATATTTTTTATAATTAGAATATGAGTTTTAAAAACTGTCCTTTAAAAATGAGTGATGGACGTTCATTTACTAATTATGAAACTAGATGTGTTAGAAATGCTCATTTAAATAATTTACTGGTAGAAAATAATATGGTTAATTCTAGTTATGAACAAAGATTATTTCTTCAAAATAATTATGATAAAATAGTAGAAGAAGAACGAAAAAAAGCTTTAGAAAATTTAATACCATGTATTCCATGTAAATCTGGTGAATTAATTAATGAAACAAATAAAGAACTAGATAATAAATATTATGTATATTGTGATAATGTTAGCTGTAGAACACAAGGAACTAATGATAAAGGTTTAGGAACAACTAAATTATTTTAAGTCTATTATAGTAATAGAATAATGAATAAAAATATAAGTGATAATTATATAGATTGTAATTTTATTTTTAATGATAATAAGATAATTATTAAAGGTACTGTTAAAAATGCTGTCTCTTTTAAAAAAATTATTATTTATGCTCCTAATCCTCCTGATATAAGAACTTCATATTCTGGTACAGCACTTCCATTTCCTAATGAAGAAATTGCTTTTCAAAATACAAAAAATTATTATATAGTATCTAATGCTGTTATAGATACTATATTTTCTATACCTAATAGTTATTATAGTGAAGATGGTTATAATAAAATCAAAACACCTATTATTCTTCAAATAGATGATAAAAAAATTATATATGAATTTAATGATTTTTGTCCACTTAAAACTATTAGAGATAGAGTCAGAGGTAATCCTACATTTTATGCTATTAAAGAATTAATATTACCTGTTGCTACTGCTGAACATACTATGTATAATTATGCTAATGCTAAAATTAATTATAATATTGCTTAATTTTTATTTTTAAGTAATACTTTATTTAATCTTCTCAATTCATGCGCTATTGCTCCTAGATGTGTTGCTACATTAGTTCCATCTTCATCTACTAGAAAATTTTTAAGAAGTTCATATTGAATAATAGCTGGATCATATTCTTCATTTTCATCGTCCTCTTCATCATCATCTTCTTCTTCATCCTCATCATCTTCTTCTTCCTCGTCATCTTCTTCAACTACATTTTCTTCTTCCTCATCTTCTTTTTCTTTAACTTCTACATCTTCGGTATTATCATTAGAACATACACTATTATCATCATCTTGAGGCATTATTTATTATTTTTATATTTTATAATAAAAATTAATTCTTATATAATTTTTAGATGATTATTATAGATAATGAATTTATTTTTTTTAAAAGTTTTTAGTTTTTTTGTAGGATTATTTATAACATTATTTTTTATCAATTATTTTAACATTATAAATAAGCAACAAGAAAATTTTGAAATAAATAAATTAACAAAAGAAACATTAAATACAACATATCTTAATTCAACGTATAATAAAATTATTGAAGATTTACCTTATAAAAATTTTAAATATATGAGTATTAGTACTTATTTTAATATTAAACAACTTGGAAATTCAGAAGGAAGATGGTATGATATAAATTTAAATAGTGATAAATACGATATAAAATTAAATGTAAATGAATATTTTACATTTTCAAAAATGATTAATTTAAAAAATAATAAAATAAATAATGAGGGCGCTAAAGGAGCTGATATTAATGGAATAGAATTATTAGGACCTAAAAGTTTTTATTATGCTAATAATATTAATTCTAATGAATTAACTGAATTTAGTGTAATTATCAGTTGTAAGATAAATGATATAATACAAAATAATAATATTTTATTTGAAATGACTGGTAATACAGAAGAAATTATAAATGATGATAAAAATATAAATTATACTTATTCTATGATTAATATAAATATTCAACCTAATATAAATAATAATTACAATTTTATATTAACAATTGGTAATAATGTATATGCTGGTAATATTAATAATATTGATAAAACTATAATAAAAGGAAGTGATTTATTAGTTATAGGATTATTATATACAGAATCAGAAATAACTTTAATAATTAATAAAGAAATGTTCAAATATAAAAATAATAATAAATTTACGATTAAATTAGGTTCAAATCCTGTTATTATAAATAAAAATGGTAATATAAATATGGATTTATATAATTTTACTTATTATAAATCTATAATACCTATAAGTGAATATTTAATATTTTTTAAACATAATTATTATTATTTATCAGGTATTAATAATATATTAAAATCTTCTTCATCTGCTATAGAAGAAGCTAATAAAAATGCTGATAATATTAATAATAAATGTATCGAAAATTCTAAAGAAAATGATAGTATTAAAATAAATAAAAGAATAGATGAATTAGAAAAAAATTTAACAAAATGTTTTAATAATACTACTAATGATAATACAAAAGTAGAAGAAATTAAACCTTTTAATATTAATGTTATTAAAGATTTAAAAGAAACATCTAGTAATTTTTTTAGTTTCTTATTTGAATAACTTTATTCGTTTATATAAAAGATATAAACATATTAATTTTAAGTAATATAGAATTTAAATGAATGATTTATTAGAAAATAATAATACAAATAATGATTTATTGTCTTTATTTAATAAAAATAAAATTAGTAACGAAGTAGCATCATTATCTTCTATTTCTTCATTATCTAGTAGTTCTAGTATTAATTCTGCTTCTAATAAAAATAAAACTAGTATAAAAATTAAAAAACAATTAGAAGAAGATGATGATAACTATAATTTTAAAAATAAAATTATTCTAGATAGCGATGATGATAATGAAAATGATAGTGATGACGAAGATGAAGATGAAGAAGATAATAAACAATTTTATAATAAACGTAAACAAACAAATGAAGAAGAAGATGATGACGACGACGATGATGATGAAGAAGATGAAAATGATGATATTAAAAGTAATTCAAGTGAAAATAATGTAAAAAGTAAAAGAGACATAATAGCAGAAAAAAAAGAAATATTATATCAATTAAAAAGATTAGAAGATAAAGGTCATGTAATACCTAATCAATATAATATGCAGTCTGATTTATTAGAAATGAAACAAGAATATGAAAGAATAATTAGAGATAAAGACATTGATTCATCTGTGAGATTTCAAAGAAAAATGTTAATGGCATTTGTTACAGGAACAGAATATTTAAATACTAGATATGATCCTTTTGCTATAAAACTTGAAGGATGGTCTGAACAAGTTCATGAAAATATAAATGATTATGATGATATTTTTGAAGAATTACATGAAAAATATAAATCAAAAGGGAGAAAAATGCCAGCAGAATTACGATTATTTATCAGTTTAACAGGAAGTGCTTTTATGTTTCATTTAACTTCTAGAATGTTTAAAGAAAGTGCTATTCCAGGTGTTGAAGAAGTATTAAAATCTAATCCTGCTTTAATGAAAGAATTTCAAAATGCTGCGGCAAAACAATTTATGTATAAAAATACAGGAATAGGTAATGATTATAATCAATCGCAACCACAAAGACCTACTAATCAAAATAATAGTGGCAATGGTTTATTTGGTATGATTGGTAATTTATTTGGAGGATTAACTAATACAGCTAATTTTAATAATAATCCAATGATGCCATCACAACCTAAACAAAATATAAGACCTGTAGATAAAAGTGTTTCAGATATTAATAATATAATTAATAATGTTCATGGTAAAATTTCACCACATATAGATGATGATAATAGAATAGAAACTTTATCTATAAGTGATGAAGAAATAACTTCAATAATAGAAGATGCTACTGATGTTAATTTATTAAAAAAATCAGTTAGAGGAAAAAATAAAAGAACATTAAATATTTAAATATTTATTTTTTTGAATTTCTAGTTGAACCAACTCTAGAAAGTTGTTTAGTAGTTTGTTTAACATAGTTACTCATATTACTAATTTCTTTAGAAATTGTTTTTGGAACTTTAGTAATAGAACCTAAAGGATCTCTTATAACATTTCGAATATTATCACTATTATCATTAACTTCTTTAACTACATTATAAGCAACTAAATAAATAGTAAATAAAATAATATGAAGAAGAAATAATAAAAATATTAATCCAAATTCAATTAATGATCCTATCATTATTATTTCACGGCGAATATCTTCAGAACATTTACATTTTTCATTAACTAAATAACGTGTATATTGAAATACTGAATAAATATAATAAATAAATACTAATATAAACATTATATCAATAAATTTATAAAGACCAAATACTGAGGGTCCAAATGTATCTTTAACAGTTTTATCAGGTAAAATTCCTGTAAATATTAAATAAATTATAGCAAATAATGTAAAACCTTTTATAAAATTGTTATTGGGACTCATAGCACAAGCACATCCTTTTGCTTCTAAATTACTTAAATAAGTATAAATAAATACTAATAAAATTATAGTAAGAATTGAATAGATAAATTTTAATATATATGAAATGCCAAAATCTGCCATTATAATTATTTTATTTCTACTTATTTATAAATATTATTTTTATAAGAAAATATATTAATCTTTAGGAGTATAAAAAACTTTTCTTTTTTCTGGATCAACATATTTTATATTAAAAAAATTAAATATATCTTTTTCACTATTCATTTTTGGTATTTTAATAATATCTTTATCAAAACCATGTTCACTTAATGATATTTTATATTTTTCTTTAATATAATTTCTAAATCCTACATTAAATTCAGCAGATCCGGTAAAATATAATAATGAATAATAATATTCATTTTCAGGTGCTACTAATATATCTAATCTTCTATATATATCATAATCTTTCAATTTAACTATTCCAGAAAATTTAACAATTCCATTTGATAATTTTTCTATTATATATCCCTGTTCTTCTAATTTTTTTATATAAGTCTTTAAATCAAATTTATCATTTTTCATAATTAACATATCTATATCACCCATAGTAGTATTACCTCTTCTAAAAGAACCAGCAAATTCATATATTAAATTATTTAATTTTAAATCTTTTTCAAGAATTTTTTTATGTTTTAAATATTCTTCTATAGGTATTCTTTTATCTAAATCATTAAAATATTTAAGACCTATTTTTTGTTTTTCATTTAATAAATGAGTATTTTGTTTTAATTCATCAATTGATTTAATACCTGCTTGTAATATTTTTTTTATATTTATAGTACCTATACCATAAATTTTTCTTAAATCTTCTTGAAAATAATAATTACTATCTTTTTTTATATTAATTTCTTCATAATTTATTTTATCTGTTTCTATTAATTCTTTAACTTTATTATTTATTCTATCTCCTGCCTGTATATTATCTTTAAAATCATCATAATTATTTATTTTAGCATTATATTGATATAATTGTGCTAATACCTTAGTATAAGCTCTGACTTTATATATATTATTATTAATTTTCTCATAATCTCGAATTGTTGTTAAATGTTTAATAATAATATTTTTAAAATCTTTCTTTGATGAATCCTTATTAGAAGATTCCTTATTAGATGAATCTTTCTTTTTCATAGCTAATATTTTTTTTCCAATAATACCATTTATATTAACACATCTATTTGTAAGTATATTTAATATTTTTCCTTCTTCACATTTTTTAGTCATTATTTCTATAAATATCTAATATTTTTTGAATTTTAAATTTAGTTGAATATTCAAAATCATTTAAATTGATTTCATTTAACTTATTTATAATATTTTTATTATAATTAGAATCCATTAATATAATTAATTCATCTAATAATAATTCAATTATATGTTTATTATTATTATTATCATTTGATTTAATATTATAATCAAGATCATTATAAATATTTGTTAATAAAACATCAAAATAAGTATTATTATTAATCTTTTTAATAATAATCATTAATGCTTTAATAATAGATAATGTGTGTTTTTTTAATTTAACATATGAACAATATTTATCATAATTATCATTATTAAATAATATTTTAGAATCTATAATTATATCTTTAGGTAACCATTCTTTATTTTCTATAAATAAATTCAAATATGTATTTACATTACTAATAATATAATTATGATCAAATAAAAAAAGAACATCAATATAAATATTATTAGAAGATATTTTAATAAAATTTATAAGAACATCAAATAAAGAATTTAATATTTCTTCATTTAATTCTTTTATAAATACTGATATTTTATTATAAATAATATCTTTATTTACATCAGTTAATTTATTTAAATATGATGTAAATTCTTTTTTACATTTCATTTCATCACTAAAATCTATTAATAATACTCTTGGCTTATTATTTCTTACATTATTAAATTTAGAATTCTTTTTTTGTGCTATTAATTTCTTTTTTTCCCATAAACTTTTAGCATCATAATTAGAAATAAAACAATTATATGTAGTTATAAGTTCTTTAGCTTTTTTTTCTAAATTTTCATTATTAATTTCATCATTATAATTATTATAGATTTCTTTAAATAAATCTATATTTATTTTTATAAATCCTAAATCATTTTCTTTATTTTCAATACTCATTATTATATTATTAGATTAATTATTATTAATCCTTAAACTTCTTTATTTAATTCATTTAGAATTCTATCTATTAATTGTGATTTAGTTCCTTCTATTGATACTTCTAATTCTGAACATTTTTCTTTTAATTTATCTAAATTCATTTTTTGAAGTTTTTTTTTAGTTAATTGATTATTACTACTACTTATTACTGATTCATTATCATTTATTACTGTCGTTACATCTTTCTTTAAATCAAATAAAACTTTATCTTCAATTGAATCATCAGTTTCTTTAGTAGTAGGTTTATCATTATTAATAAGATTATCAATATCTATAACATCAATATCTTTAACACATTCTTCTTCATTTAAAACAGAATTATGAGAATTAAAAACTTCATTCATTATAATTTCTGATAAATTATGTGATTTATTATTATTTATACAACAAGAATTATTATTATTACCACCACCACCGCTAAATTCTAATTCTATTTTATTTATTTTTTCATAAATTATATATATATCAGCTTCAATTATAAATAATTTATAAATGATATAAGTTAATATTAATAATACAAATGCTATAATACAGAAATAAAAAATATAATTAATGTTTGATAGTAATTTAAATAACATTTCTTAAAAAATAAAGATATTATTACTTTTTTGATTCAATCGCACTATTTTTTATTTTTATAGCATTGTTTATAATTTCATCATTTAATTTGTGTTTTTTCAATAATTCTATCGCTATTGATTGTTTAGAATAACCTTTAAATATCTTATAATTAAATGTATATTTATTTGTAGTTTTATCTTTTTTAGCATTTACACATATATTCATAAAATTAGAATTTTCTTCTTCTGCTAATTCTATTAATTTATGAAAATGTGTAGTTATTATTATAGATATCCCCTTTAATTTTCCTAGATAATTAGCTATAGCATATGCTACAGACATTCCTTCTATAGGTGGTGTAGAATGCATAGGTTCATCTAATACTAATAATCCTTTCTTATTTTCTTTATTTATATTATTTGCTATATCTATCATTTTACTACAACAGTCTGTTTCTGTTTCAAAATATGATTTAACTCCAACTTCATCAATAACTCGCATAAATGATATTATAGCATCATATATTGAAATATTTGCTTTTAAAGCATTAACTATTCCTAATGTTTGTGCCAAAATAATATTTGATATTATAGATTTAACGTATGTTGTTTTACCACCAGCATTAACGCCCGTTATTATAAGATTTTTATTTAAATCAAGAGGATTGGATATTTGATTATCATCTAACATTGGATTCCTTAAATCCCATATTTTAGTATTGTAATCATTATCATAATAATTAGGTAAACACCAATTATTATTCTTTTTTTGTTTAGTAATAAAATTTACAATATCAATTGTATATATAATTTTAAGAAGAATAATTATATATTTTTTATAATTTTCATTTTTCCATAATTTATAAATTGTCGATAAATCATATTTTAATTTATCTAGATTTAAAATACTTTCTTCAATATCATCTTTTGATATATCATTATCATATAAAAAATATGGTAACCAACAATAATTACTTCTTTTGATAATAGTTATAGCTGTTTTAATAAAATTAACTAAACCATATATTTTTAATAATAATTTTTCTCGTGTTTTATATACTATATATGATATCATTATTGTATTATAAATACTGTAAATATAGATAGTAATATAAATAACTATACTAACTAATTTAGTAGCATCTGTTTTAATATTTCCCGAGGGTTTTATTAATAATTTTAATAATTCAAATAATATACTAAAATATTTATTAAAAGGAATATTTA